GCTATGGCCCACAACGGAAACAGAAGAACCAAAAAGGCAATTAGGAATAGCTTTTTCATTATTTATCCGCTCCGTAATAAACCACATAAGGGGTTGAGCCACTACCACCATTCTTTAAAACCATCTTCCAGTTTGATATCTGGTATGGACTGTCTAACCAATAATCATCCCCTTGGTATTTTACGCCGCCAATGTAAGGCGTGGGGTCAGTGTCCCCGATCCTGAACATAACGGCATCGCCAAAGAAATGAATAGATGCTTGCACAGCCCCGGTAGTACCAGAAAGGGAATAGACTGTGGTTCCAGACACATATATTGTTTCATCGTCCAACACCTCCGGCCTGTTCTTGGCAAAGCTTATCACGGTAAAGGCTATCAAGAGCATAACCACCGCAAAAATTGTAAACTGCTTTTTCATCTTACCTTCCTCCTATTAATTTGTTTATCTTTTCTTTCTTGATAATTTGTTCTCAAGAGAAGATGTTTTGTTTAGTTGCTTTTTTCTAACACCACGCACTAAATTAGCAACTTTAGCACGGGTAAATCCGTATGACTGAGCAATGCCGCCCTTATCCTGTATCCCCGTATCCTTAAATTTAGTATTAAACAGACTAATGCGTTCGTTCATTCCAAGATTCCATTGTTTCATAATGCTAATGGCCCCGTTGATATCCCCACCTTTGACCATTTCTTGTGCATAAGCCCTTATATAAACATATCCTTGTTCAATATCTTTGATGGTTGTCCATGCTTTTTGTTCGTTTGCACCACCCTTGGTCTTTATGATTCTGCCTGTTAATCCTCTAATCATAGCAGACGGGTCTAAACCCTCTCGGCCATACCCTGCAAGGATATTACTTGCGAAGTTTTGAAGCCTTAATGGCGATACCCCTATTTTTTTACCTAACCATTTATATGTGTCAGGCGTGTTTTCCTTGTATTGCAATTCGGGAGGTTTTGATTTTCCCATATAATATGGAACAATGTCTGACCCCCTATAAAAACTTAGGTTAGACCAATCTTCGGCAAATCCTTTTACAATAGGCGGTAACAATCCGCCTGCTGCTTTTGACAATGACAACTTACCTTCTCTCGCAAATTCAACAGGTGACAAGTCGCTTAGATAGTTGACAAGAAACGCCGCCGTTCCCTCTTGATCTTTCTTCCACATTCTATCTATGCCATATTCAATGGGGTTCCATGCCATTTGACCAACATCACCTTTGGGGATAGTCCAATATTTAGGATTTGTTTTACCTGTTTTTTCATCCACTTCTGTTCCGGTTATTATACAGAAATAATTTTGCTTAATGTATTCAGGTATGTCATCATAAAGTTCTGAGTAATATAATCTATTCCAAGCATAAGCGGACATGCCGGGAACAACAGTTGATACAAAGACCTTGCTAAGTGTTCCCTTTGGATCTCGCTTTAAGGCGGCGGCTAAAGTTACTCTGCCCTGTACCCTCGCATTTAAAAAGGGTATAAACTGATTTGCAACCTTTGTGAAAGTACCCCCTCTATTAAAATCAATAGTTGCCTGTTTAGCTATCAGAGCAGCATCCTTTGATGTAATGTTAAGCATTTTTGCTCTTTTGAATGTTCCCAACCTTGGGGCAAGCTCAACGGTTGCGCTTGTTTTCTCAATTAATTTTATTGGGGATTGTAGCACTTCCCACATTTTGCCCTTTAGGGCCTTTTTAAACATTTGTGCTTTGGCAAGATTAGCTTTTCTCAAATTACCGACATAACCAAACCCACCACCTGATTTAATATATTCTTCTGTCAATGCTGATTTACCGGCAAACTCATGTTTCATACCTTCCCAAAATCCACCACCCCAATCTTTTAAAAACTTGGGTGCATCTTTCGCCTTGTAAACAGGAGCCGTTGTAAATGCCATAAAAGCATCACGAAAAGCATTGGAAATTGTGAACGGAACATATATCGTTGTTGCCGTTGCCCTAAACAAAGCGTTAATGGCTTGAATTACTTTAGGTGCTTGATATGGTGTTAGTTGTTTCATTGCATTAGCTATATCAAGATCGACTACATATCGTTCTACATTTCCATCTTTCATTCTGTTTATCGTTCCAAACTTTTGCTTGTCCCACATTCCTTCCATGACAGGGCTTAACCCTTGATTTTTCATTATCGCAAATTCTTTTGGGCTTGTTGCTACCGGCCTTAGAAAACCTCGTGCAACCTTATCCTCCACAAAAGCATTGGCAACCTTATTCCTTGCGAATGTGGCTTGTGCCTCTGTAAACTTCCTGATAGTGGATTCAAGTGGATCGGCAATCTTTTTCTCTGTGCCACCCATCTTCTGTATAACCTTCTGTCCAGATACACTAAAAAACTCTTTCCCCGGTAGGCTTGGTATTTTGTGAAGGTCGGTAGGCATGTGGTCAAGCACATCAAATGTAGCATAAAATTCGTTGCCCTCTCTAATAGCCTTATATCCTTGTTCACTTATAATGCCACTTTCAAACGCTTCCCTCAAAATGTAGTCATGTGTCCACTTCTGGAAATCATCAAACGCCGTCCTAAGTTTTTCAACATCTTTTCCACTCGCAACATAATGTGCTTCAAGCTCTTTTATGGCTTGAGTTGCTTCCTGTGCCGTAACGCCATCAGGGTTTTTTACCCCTGACTTAGCACGGGATAGCATACGATGTGCATTGATATAGTCGGAAACGATAACCTCATCATTCTTGACAGGCTTAAATGCTTCCTTTAGCTCCCTAAACTTTATGGCTGCTTCATCTTTGTATGCCGCAAAAGCTCTTGCCGCCGCATACGCTGAGGGGGCTTTGCTTTGTAAGGCTGCGAATCTATCAAAGATTTTTGTGTTTATTTTGGAGATTAGCCCACTCACAGTAAACGTAGACTTTACTTTTCCAACCGTTCCATGCACTTTTGCCCATGCCGGATTATTGGCAAGAGTGGCAACAAACTTCTGTTGTTTGGCCTTATTGAAAACATTTACCCCACCCGCAACCAGCAAGGCTCCGGTCAATCCCTTGCCTATGTCATATCGGATATTACCGTCTTCATCTTCCTCAATACCTGCTATTAATCCACCCGTAGCCCTTGCTTCTATGACAGAAATTCCCTTCTTCTTCCTGAAAGAGTTTAGCTTTTCAACGGTGTCTTGTTTGCGGAGTTCAACGATGTCCTCTTTAGGCATCTTGTTAGGTGGCCCCCATCCTTTAGACTTTCTAAAATCATTTATGGCTTGCTCACCTTTTATTTTTTCTGCTGCCTTGGGGTCAACCTTGAGTTTACCCAAAGTCTTTGCTTCTTCAATGGTTTGAGTCAATTCGGGTATAACTTTTTCAACTTTAGTTATTCCTAATTCCTTAGCGTTTCTTGGTCTTTCGGGCAATTTAGTTCTATATGATTCTCGCACTGCTAAATAATCATCTAAGGCTTTTTGTACTTTTGCGGCTTCATCTGCTTCCATTTTGCTAATGCGTTCTAAATCAGCCACAACCTTTTGGGGCATCTTGCCAATCCAAGATTTAGGAACACCCTTGCGGATTAGGTTGGCAACCGTACCCTCTGTAATAAGAGGATCAAAAGATGCTTCAGCCAAAAACTCAAGGGTAGGTGCTGCCCACTTCAAACCAACCGGCAAATCTTCCTCAATGGTTTTGCCCTTAACCGCTTTATAGTAATCCCTATATCTAACGCCCCAATCATCTTCTTTGAATGTAGCACGGGCCGCCGATGCAAAACCTGCTCCCGTTGCCACCAACGCTTGTTTCCAAAAAGGCATCTCATCAAAGGCATCTTTGTCTAATTCTCCCTCGATAAGACCACCCATAGCAAATGCTACCGGGGCAGATAATGCCCCTATTGCCATACCCGTCGCCCGTGAAGGTGCTTTCAGTATTGTCTTGCCCACCACTTCTTTCCAGAATGAAGGCGTTTCCCTTTGGATATCAAGACGGTTTGTATAGTTTAAAAACTCTCCACGGGTAACACTATATTCTTCTTTCGGAAGATTAGGAGCAACAATCATATCAAAATATTGAAGTTTTGTTTCTGCTTGTGCGGATGGATTCAATAGTTGATAGTCTGGTTTTGCTTCAACATCTTTCCACGGAAGAGAATTTGACTGTTGCGGACTATTCTGTTGAGGCGATGCACCTTTTTGAGATACAATATTCTCCGCATTTTTTAATGCTGATTCAACCACTATTATTCTCCCCAAAGAGTTTTTCTATTAACTGGCTGTGAACCACTCTCAGCTTTAATCGTTCCACCTGGCTTCATAAACAACGATGTTCTGTCTGTTTGACCGGCTGGTATGTTTGGATTTGAGTGTTCAGGCGAAACATTTTTACCTTGCATGGAGAGGTTGTAAATGCTTTCTTTGTTCTGTTGATCAAGCAATTTAAGTTTCTCTTCATCTGTTTCTGCCGCATGGAACGATCTGTGCATTTGTTCTTCAAAATCCCTTGCCATATTTATTGCCTCGGCATCGGCACCCAAATTCATATACGCTGTCCCAAGGATAAGCTCTTTGCCTTTTCTGATTTGTATGTCTAATAATTTTGCAATGTATTTTCGTTCAGGGTCTACTGCTAATTTTGATATTCCTTTGGCTATGTTAGTATCTGCCCTGCTTAATTTATTCGGTATCGGTTTTATGTCTTCAGGCGCATGTAGACCTTGGCGACATTCCTCAAGGTAATTATCAACAAATTCTGGGTCTGAATGTTTATATGGATCTTCCGTTAAATCCCTATTTCGTACATGTTTCTTATATTGTTTTTTAAGGGTTGTGCTTATGGGTGCATCCTCAATTTGTTTAACCGTAAGGTTTGTGTCCATCGTTGGAATACCAATATCATTTTCCCAACCAACCTCGGCCTCATCCTTGGCTTCCTCTGCCCTCTCCTTTGCCCCTTTCTCAAGTTTATTGCGGTCTGATTCTTTGGTTTTTGTTGCCTGCTCAATTTGTTTTCGTAATTTGGTGTCCCTGTCAACCTTATGCTCTACCCTGCTTTTCCATTTCGCCTCATCATCAGCCCGTAAACCTGAATCACGGATTTCATTTATTGACAACGCCCCCTTGTCTAACTTTAGCCCGGCTTGCTGTTCCCATTCCTCTTTAAAGGCTTTATATTCATCATCCTCATCTTTTTTGATTTTCTCTTGCTCCCTCTTTGCGTCTAACTCTCTCTGCCTTCGCTCTGCTTTGATCTCGGCCTTGTACTGACCGTGCATAATCTCGCCTATCTGATCACCCTCTAACTGCAAATCAAGGTAGGCTTCCATTAAATCCAAGTCACCTTCCAACATGCTATCCAACTGCTTTTCCCTTAATGCTACCGTATGATCCGCCATTACTGCGGATATATCTTCGCCGGGATGCTCATGTTGTAAAAATGCCTGCAACCTGTCTTTTTGGATATTAAAAGAAAGAGGATTGGCTTCAACCGCCATCTCGGTTTCATTAATAAAGTTAGCCGCTACCTGCATTTTGTATTTCTTTTCTTCGGATATCATGTGGGTCTTTAGGCCATTCTGAAAAGCGTTCACATGGGTCTGCATCTGTTTACGGTAGTTTGCAGCCGCACCTGGAGACATGCCCTTTGTGGTTTCATTAAATGTCTTGTCAACCCATTTTGTGCTATCATCAAGCAAGGTACGGGCAGACTGACCCGTCTTAGTGGTTTTGTATTCGATGTCTTTCTGCCGCATCAAGGGTAACGTCTGGTTCACTTTGTCAATGGAATCATAATAATCCCGATCCTTCTGTACCCTGGCCTGTATGGTAGCAAGATCACCGGCTTCCCTCTGCATCGTATTCCCGGCCCCCGTTAAAGCCCTTGCCGGTCCCGATAAGTCAACCGAAGTCTTGCTGTACCCCGTTCCCGGTAAGTTTGCCTGACCGCCTTCTTGTCGTCTTATTCTTGGCATATGTTATTGCCCCTTAATATGGTGATCCATAATAACCACCATTTGAAGGTACTTTGATTTTAGTGGTCGTACCGGAGCTGTAAGTCTTATAAGCACTCCCGGCCCCGGCCAACAGGCTTGTTCCTGCCCCTATCGTTCCGGCCTTGCCTGCCGCCTTCCCTTTCATGGAGAATAGTTTTGCGTCCTGTTTGGATTTGGCTGATTGAATGTCCCCACCCTGTAAGATAGTCAGGTAGTCCATTTCAGCTACCTTGGTATCTTCGTCAAGTACAGGCTCAAAACTCTGAAGGGTAAGACCGGAGGCCGCCATATTGCTGATTTGATTGCTTGTTAGAAGATGCTGCTTCCGCTTAAAGTCTTTGGCTTCCTTTTCGGATAACTGTTTTTGATATGCCGCTTCACGGTCCGCCACATCCTCTTGATAATTAGCCTGCTCTTTTTGGGCTTGTGCTTGAGAGTAAGTTCCATAGGCCGCCATTGCTGCGCCGATTATCGCAACCACAAGCATCGCAATTTGAACGTAGCCACACAAAACTGTGTGCATAGCCATAACAAGAAGAAATCGTATGGTAAGACTGACAAACATTCTCATGTCTTTTATCTCCTTACTCTATCTCAACCAAGATCCCGCTTACGCTGAACGGATAAGGCTCTGCGCTTTGGATTACAATGGTTTGCTCTTCGTTGTAGCCCTCTTGGAAATCCAAGGTCACGTCACCGGTATAGGGCGTTGTCCCGCTTTCCACGAAAGATATATCATCAAGGTTTGATGTATCAGGCCCGTAAGTCGCCTGTGCTGTTTGGTAAAATCTCACATGGATAGTGGGGATTCTCTTAATTAAGCCTGTTCCTATCGGCAGATCAATCGTTTCGAGGGTAGCCGTATATGGCAAACCCACATGGGCTTTATTGATGGTCGAGCTAAAGGAAACTTCACCTGAAGCATTGACCGTTGTGGTTCCTGAATACACCCCGTCCCCAAACAGAGCCACGGTTTCGCCTATCAGGTGGTCAAGCCCTGACACGGTTGTCACGCCCGGTCCGTCATAGGTTAAGCCACTGTCCAGATAAAAACAGTCTTCGAGGTCGTCAAACTCGATTGTTTCAAAAAATTCGATAAACCTTTTGGTCACACCGTTGATGGTTCTGTTTACACATACCCATATCTCATCATTGCCATCCATCCCTGGTATAACTGCAATACCTTCAAAAGACCCCTCTGTCTCATGTCTATGCCACGCATACACATCATGCGCTGAAAGGTACGTTAACCCCAATAGATCCCCATCGTTAAGAACGCACCACAATATCCCATTAGGTTCCTGTTGATAGGCTATCTGCTTTATCGTGGTATCGGTTGTAAGATGCTCTGCCAAAAGGGACATATCGTTTGAGACATATCCATCAACCTCATAGTTATATTGGAAATTTCTTACTTTTCTACCGCTCCGTTGAACATATAAAATATCCCTTCCTATTTGCTCCGACTGAAGGTTTGCTGATCCGTGTGTTGTCTGTCGTTTGATTTGGACATTATCAGGTTGAATCGGCTCAGATGAAGCCATTGGCCCCAACTTCCATTCACCACCAGTTGTCCCGACTGCAAGAACTTTCCCCGAACTCATCCACCGGATAGCATTAACTTGGCTTGCGGCTATAGTTAGCTGAATGGCATCATCATCCGCGCCTGTACCGGTATCCATGTTTTCATAGTCGGCAGCCTTACTCATGAAAATGGTTTGTGGAAAGCCGGTTGTTCCTGACCAGCATAATCGCTCCCCGTGAAATTCTACACAACTGGGGTAACCGGATGTTCCGCCAAACGGGTTTGCCGTAAAAACTATTGTTGTTCCAGACCAAGCAGTATGCCCCGTTCTGGTCATTTTATAGGGGGGGTACTCATTGTGGGCTATGTAAAGATGATCGGCTGATTGCGTAAATTTCAGGGTGTCAAGGGCATCTTCCGTATAAGGAGTAGACATGGAATAAGCATCGCCGGTATTGTCGCCAAAAGGATATTCTGATTCAGGGGGAGCGTAATTAGCCGTCCATCGAGCCTTGCTCGAAATTCTAAACTCATCTAAGTGTCCCGTTAGATCCTTCGGGTCTAAATGTAAAAGCAGCGGTGTTGTGGAAGCTGAAACATGAATAGCCGTTGGAACAGTAATGGTGTCTGTCTTGCCTACGTTCGGGGCTGCTGAAAACGCATTTGAATGTTCAATCCGAAATTCATCCATGTTTCCATCAAAAACAGACCCCGCAAAACCCCTGCCTATAAGCAAAGTACCGGCGAGAGTATCGGTAAGGAGGGTTGTACAGTAACCTACTTGTACACCATCTTTATATAAGCCATAATCTGCCCCTTTTTTGCAAAGTGCTATGTGATGCCAGTCCCTGTCTGTAATTTCCCCCGCGTAATCCGTATTGGCATTCACACCGGCGTTAATCAAAAACCGTAACCCGGACCCATGAACATGATGAATTGTCCATAGGTTCCCGGCATTCTCATATTGTTCAATATATTTTTCATTCCCTGCGTGGTCGTCATGTTTTACCCAAAAATCTATTGTCCAATTATCTGTGCTTTTTTCGCATATATCCCAATCTGCGCTATCCGGCGTTGAAATATAATCATTGGCACCGTCAACCTCTAAAGAACCAGATCCCCATTTGGCATCATCGGTTGTTAATGTGGCGTTAAAATAAAAATCAAAGGCATATCCCGTGTTGCCGGAATCAACAGCCGCCGAATAAGAAGCCCCACCTATTTCTATTTCACCGTTTATATTGCCAAGGCTTGCGGTAGACGTAAAGGTTCCGATTGCAGCACCGTCAACCACAAACGCCCATGTATTTGTAGTGCCGCTCCATCCCCTTATCAGCCCAACATCATACCATGTGTCGGCTGAAGGGGTCCACGAGACAGACTCCAATACATTCCTTGCATTACTATATTCAGAGGCAAAGATTAACTTGCCCTGATCGTTGTCGTAATAAAAGATATTGTACTCAGATGTTCCAGATTGCGAATAAATACAATGCTGTCCCGTAATATCGCTCAGACTAATTCGGGCCTCAATCGTAAAAGCGTCAGTGGTCCAATACCAATCAGAGGTATCGGGGACAGAGAGATAATCCGATGTTCCGCTCAAGAGAGCTGACCCCGTAGCAAACTGATAATTAGACGTATCTACTTGGGCGCTCCCGTGTGCCGTTACAGCGTAGCCGGTTAAACCCGAATCTGAGAAGGAAGTTGAAGCATCAACACCATCGCAATGCAAAAGTATTTTGGTATATGCGTCTGGTGTTTGGACTTGCCCCTGATTCATGTAAAAACGGGCATAGCCTACTCCCATCTCAATGATATAGGACTGTGTAGTGGAAAATGTAAACGGAATTAGCCTGACTTTTTCGGCATGATCCGACACCCCTGAGACGTACTTTGTACCGGGACGCTTAAACACCCCGCCATACGGAAAAACCCCCATATTGGTAAGGGTTCTGGCCCCATTAAAGAACTTCTCAAAGTCTGTCCGGGCGTCTAATTTCCGGGTAATTTCACCGGATGTAAAATTGGTATAGAAATATTTATTTGCCTTCTTTTCCGCACCATACGCAATGGTGGCGGCCAAGAGACTGATAAGAAGGATGAGCCTGAATATTATCTTCCTGCTTTTTGCCATGAACTATCCTCGCAAGGGTTGTCGTCATCTCCTTCAATGGCATTAAGCCGGTAGGCTTGTGGAAGGTCTATCGCGTATAACTGTTCGAGAAGCTTTGTTTTCCTTTCCCCGTTTCCCAAGGCGATCGATAGCTCTGCCGCCATTTTTGTTGAGAAACAGTTGATGAAATACTTTGAATATTTGCTTACATCGGTTATCAGGGCGATATATTTGGCCTGTGGTTCGCTACTGTTTGTCAGCAAAAACCCTGCTTCCTGTTTAAAAGCGTAATCCTTGCCGTCCACCTTATGAACCTGAAGGCAATCGGTAGGAAGCTTGAACATATAAGAGTAATCAAACAGGGGACATATCCGAATATAACCGGAGGTAGCGGTTCCAAAGGCCACCCCATTAACCTTTGTCGTTCGATCAACCTGATAAAGCTCAAGGGTCTGTGCCGCATCAACAACATTTGTCGCCACGAATATTTCATTATCAAGATCATCAAGGTTAGTGTCCCAAATGGTGACACCTATACCCTCAACGATATTGGCAACAGAAATATCCGTACCGGTCACGACAACAGGACTTGCAGCAGTCGTGCCGGTAATGGTGTCCTTGAAATCATCGGCATCATAATCCACCCGCTTCATGGCAAAATTCCACGGGTGGCCCTGCATCATTAAATCCCGCTCCGGTTCAAACAGTCTGGCACATTGCCTTGAAGCATCATTGGAAGGCGCTGCTAATTGAGCGGCGGTAATAGACTTCTTATGCCCCATCTTCCCCAGAGCGAGATTGCATATTCCAACATCTTCGGTTAAGCCCATTTTAGTCCTCTACACTCATTTCCATTTCCCTGGCTTCGATTGCCGATTGCCATTGCCGGGGGTCTTTCCAGCCGTGATATACTTTCGCCCCGATCTCTTTGGCTTTCTTTTTCAGTTCATCAAGGTTTGACTTCTTCTTTTCGCTGTGCAAATGCGCCAAGTAGATCCTCTGCAATGTATCATCCGGCCAATCAGGTTGAACCGTTATGTCAAGGTCTTTAAGCAGGTATTCCATGATTTCCCTTGGGGCCTTGTCGTAATCCTCTTTGGGAACTTCCATGAAATGCTTATTGGGCAGGGCATCGGCATCTATTGATTCCCCGAACCTGTACCGTTTCGGCCTCTCGATCCCGCCAGCTACTTCAATAAAAAGCTGACATTCCGTAATACACATATACCTTTTAGGTCTTGCCATGATTTATTCCCCCTTGTCGTGGTATTTCACCGTTTGTGTTACAAAGTGTTGGCCCTCATTAAATTCAAGGGCTGTTTCATCGCCGTTGACATAAGCGAACCGCAACCAATTCAGCATGACATGATCTTTCAAATACTGTGGTTGTGGCAGGCCATCATTGGGAACATCAACCAACTCTTTGAATTGTCTTTCCCAATGAACTGCCAATACGGGTTGCTTATAGCCGGAACTTGGCCCAAGTTTCATTTCAAACTCGGTGCAGTACCGCTTGAGGATAACCGGAATATCAGGGGATACTTCTCTTGATATGGCTTCTCTGACCTCATTGTATCGTTCCATGCCCTCTTCCTTTGAATCGCAGTACCAATAAGCACCGTAAAGACCATGAACATAGGGGCGTTCCTCAATGCCGCACTTGCCGAATTTGCCAAGCTCTACTTGCAGTTCCATAACGGCAATCAACTCTTTTACCGTCCTCGGACGAGCGACAACTTTCCAACACTTCATGCACTCGGTAGGAATAAATTCCATGCAATCAAAAATCAGTTGATACATGCTGCAATTTCTGTTTGGGTCTTGGCATGTATGCACCCACGGAGAGTTTATATCCATCGCCGTAGGTGGAACATGCCTTATCTTGCCATCTTTTGAATCAACGTAATAAGCCATTCGGCCATCCTTGTTCTTGACAGAGTGTATCCTGTCAAGAATGTCGGTAGCCTTTAGCTTTTCCAATAACTTTGGATACTTCTTGTCGATCAATCGAACCTTCTTTTTCATGTTAAGACCTCCTAATAATAGGTTTCAGGAAGTAAACTCCCCGGTCAATTAATGGTTTAGGACTTCGGCATATCGCCGGTATCCGGCGCAAGCCACGAATCGATTGCACTTGCAGCACCGATGTTTCCACCTGTGGGCGTGTAGTTGACTCCCACATATCTGGCAAGGGTACACAACGGGATGCCAAACGATCTCCGGTAGCCTGCCGCAGCCAAAGCGGGAATAACGTGGCTCATAATAACCGTGCCCGCAGACTTCATAGACGTAGCGGTATGGGTTTTAAGCTCACACAAAAGGGTTGCGGAAGAACCAGAAACCGCGACATTTACCTGCAAATGCCACTTAAGGTCAGTCCCCCCAAGCCTATTGGCAAGGGAAGTACCCCAACCGTCTTTACCGGCTGCCCCCAAATCAAGTACATCATCGGACATATTGTGATTGCCCGAAGACTTGCTTGAGATAGTCTGTGCATCAGAAAGTTCCAATAAACTGTCAATCATTGCCATTTTCACTTACCTCCTTGTTAGCTGATTGCGTCCTCTGTAATCAGGATTGCATCAGATTTGTAAATCGGGTTACCAAGACAACGGGCTACTTCACGACCAAACAGGCCATCGCCATCACCGGGTTCAAATGTCACGTTGTTTTTATCCTTCATTGCAATGTGCATCTGAATAGCCACGGTATCGTTGACATAAATGTTCTTCAGGCCCTTGGGCATCCTGTGAAGCAGGGTAATCAGGTCATCCTCGTCAAAGATGTTGCTCGTTCCGGTGGATTCAATGTTTGCAATCCGGCCAAGACAACGATCATCCTTGACAACCAGACCGGCCTTCATCACGAAATGGTCACGGTACGCCTGGAACTGTGCCGCACTCGCAACTCCGGTTGTGGCCGTGGACACGGTAACTTCCCCTAAGTCCTGGTGGGTGATCCCCATTGCGGAGTTCCGGGGATAAACAAAGAAAACCGTGTCAATCCCCCACATGACCACATAGATAGAGGTCAAGTCAGACCCCCCACCACCGGCGTTAAGCACATTTGCCGCCGTCACAAGAGAAGCCATCCGGGTCGAAATACCGTTAAACTCTTCCGGCGTGGTGTCGGTGCTCCCGTAAAGCACGGTTGATTCAAGTTCCTCCTTCATGCCTACGAGATGCGACCGCCCCTCTTTAGTTCGGGCCAGTTTCTTATCCTTAAAAGCGTTGATGATTTCTACATCAGTTTCGCTGTAATCCTCGCAAAGCCCGATGGTATCAATCACGGGAATGGTACGGGACGCCGTTATACCTACGCCCCCGTTGACCTTACGCCAAGTCGGGGTAGGATTTGACAACCGCCTCGCTTCCCTGTTCGACATATTGTCGTTTGCTTCTATCCACGGCCCGTGAGTATGAATCGGCCATTCTTCTTCCAACACCTCCGCAATATTAAGGGTACTTCCATCAGGGGCAAGCCGCTTTGCCACTTCCCCATACGTCATGCTTCCATACGCATTATTTGTTGCCATTTAGTTTTTACCTCCGTTTTTATTCCATGCCGGGGGTATTGGGGTACGACATCTCTGTGTGTCCCCACACGTCTTTTTTTGTTTTTTCCTCGGCATTAGTTGTTATTCCAAGCGTGTCTTCGCTCATGGTTTTGCCAATGGTGTGAAAGGCTTTCAGGAACATGGGGTTGTCACCCAACCTCGTTCCGTCCGGCAGCTTCGTGCCGTCAACAAAGGCCATAAACTCTTCGCCACATACCTTCGCCGCCCTCATAGCAAGCTCGGTATTGGCGTTGAAGCCATCGCCCCAATCGGTTTTCAGTTTTTCAACCGATTCAGTCTGACGGGTTGCCGCAAACTCTTCAGCTTTAGTATGAGCACCCGTAAGTAGTTCAAAGTGCTTGTCAAAGGCTGCCTGTGCCTGTTCCTTGTTTAAACCAAGTCCATGAGCAAATTCACGGTACGATTTCGCATCTTCTTCGCTATATAGGGTTTGTAGTTGTTCCGGTAATTCAGGGGCCTTAAACTCATACCCCTCCGGTGTTTCGGGCCGTCCAAGGGAATTGTAGTAGCTCGCCTTGTCTTCATCACTTGCATCTTCTCCCGGTTTGAAAATCGCACCTTCCAGCTTGCCCTTTAAGGTGTCACCATTGGTCTTGGCCTCTAATGCTTCTTTGAAAAAAGTCCCAACATTACCGTGCGCCTTGGCCCAATCGTGTTCCTTGAACTCGTCTGGTAGTCCCGCTCTCCATCCCAATGATCCAGAATCGTTTTGATCTTGATTCTGACCGTCTTGGTCATTCACTTGATCTGGCATAATTAAAATCTCCTTTGATTGTTAAATTGACTTGGGGCAAAAAAAAGACGAGTAGGTGTAGGCTG